CCTTGGTGCAAGAAGGGGGATTGGGTAATCTTTGCGCGTTATGCGGGAAGCAGAATCCAAATAGAAGGCGGGGAGGTTAGACTTCTAAATGATGATGAAGTATTAGCCACAGTGGAAAACCCCGAAGATATTTTCCACCAATTTTAACATAGGAGGATACTATGCAAAACGCAGGAGAAAAAACAGTTGACATAGATACGTCTGGTCCAGGTGCCGAGGTTGAATTACCGGAAGAACAAACATCTGAATCAAACATAGAGGTATCAAATGACACTGAAAACAATACTGAGTCCAATGACTCAACTGAGAAATCTGATGAGCAGTCTACTGTTCAAGCAGACACAACCACGGACCAAGGAACAGAAAAGAAAGCAGAAGAAACAGAAGATGAGAAGAAAAAAGAGTTAGAAGATTATTCTGAAGGAGTTAAGAGAAGAATAGCAAAGCTGACTAGAAAAATGCGTGAAGCAGAAAGAAGAGAACAAGCTGCTTTAGATTACGCAAAAAAAGTTCAAGCTGAGCAAGAATCTCTTAAATCTAGATTTACTAAATTAGATACAGGTTATGTATCTGAAATGGAAAATAGAATAAAATCTTCTATGGAAGCTGCTGCCGCTAAATTGGCAAGAGCAAGAGAAGATGGAGATTTGAAAGCTGAAATAGCTGCTCAAACTGAAATCTCAAAACTAGGTTATGAGGAAGCAAAACTTTCCGAAATTAAATCTAGACAAACTGAGCCAAAAGCTGAAGAAAAAGTTGTAAGACAACCTGAAATTCAAGCTCAAACTCAGGAACAACCGATCAATCCAGATCCAAAAGCTCAACAATGGGCTCAAAAAAACACCTGGTTTGGTCAAGATGAAGCCATGACTTACACCGCATTTAGCCTGCATAAAAAGCTGGTTGAAGAGGAAGGTTATGACCCACAATCGGACGAGTATTATTCTGAAATTGATAAAAGAATAAAGCTTGAATTCCCGCATAAATTTGGTAGTGTAGATAGAAATACGACGAGTAAACCTACTCAAGTTGTAGCTTCGGCTAACAGAAGTAGTAAACCTGGTCGCAAATCTGTAAGACTCACACCGTCTCAGGTAGCAATTGCTAATAAATTAGGTGTGCCACTAGAGGAATATGCGAAACAATTAAATTTAATCACGAAGGAGTAAAAGCATATGAGTAATGAAAACGAAAACAGAGCTTCTCGTGCGAGTCAGACTAGAGAAAAAGAAGCTCGAAAAAAAGTCTGGACTCCACCGTCATCTTTAGATGCACCCCCGGCCCCTAATGGGTTTCGACATAGATGGGTGAGAATAGAATCTATGGGTTTCCAAGATACAAAAAATGTATCTGGAAGATTACGATCAGGTTACGAAATGGTTCGTGCTGATGAATACCCAGATTCAGATTACCCAGTCATTGGAGAAGGTAAATACGCGGGAGTGATCGGAGTTGGTGGCCTTGTGCTGACAAGGGTACCGGAAGAGATTGCGCAGTCAAGAGCTCAATACTATGCAGAGCAAGGTAGAGAGCAAGATCAAGCAGTTGAAAACGATCTCATGAAGGAACAGCACCCAAGTATGCCGATCAATGTTGATCGACAGACACGTGTAACTTTTGGTGGTACTAAGAAATAGTTTATTAACAATTTCTAAACCAACAAAATAAATTAATATAATAGGAGTAAACTATGGCAAATAAAGACGCAGCCTTTGGTTTAAAACCAATAGGCAAAGTGGGTCAGAATGATGCTAACGGCGGTTTAACTGAATACGTTATTGCTAGTGCTACAACTTCAGCGATCTATTTCCAAGATCTAGTTAAAGTTGCTGCATCTGGTGGTATCGAAGTTGCTACATCATCAAGTAATGATTTAGCAGGTTCATTAAACGGTGTTTTCTACACTGATCCATCAAGTAGTAAGCCAACATGGAAGAACTATTATCCAGGAGCAATTACTGCTTCAGATATAGTTGGATTTGTGGCTGACGATCCTTATCAAAGGTTCGAAATACAAGCTGACTCTACAGTCGCTCAAGCAGATGTTTTCTTAAATGCAGACATCACTTACAGAGCTGGAGACAGTGCTAACAACGTATCAAGATCAGAACTTGCAAAAGGAACGATCGATACAACTACTGCACAATTAAGAATACTTGGCATTAGTAAAGACCCAGAAAACAGTGACGCTGCAAGCGCTAATGTTAATGTGGTTGTTACTATTAACGAGCATTATCTTAAAGGTGCTACAGGCTTATAATAGGAGGATATAATTATGGCTATTTCAAGATCACAGCTAGTTAAAGAACTAGAGCCAGGATTGAATGCACTATTCGGCCTGGAGTACAAACAGTACGAAAACCAACACGAGCAAATCTATACGAAGGAAACTTCGGACAGAGCTTTTGAAGAAGAAGTTATGTTATCAGGTTTCGCTCAAGCACAAGTTAAACCTGAGGGTTCTGGTGTTACTTTTGACAATGCTCAAGAGACTTTCACTGCAAGATACACTCATGAAACTGTAGCTTTAGCGTTCTCAATCACTGAAGAAGCGATTGAAGATAACTTGTATGACAGATTGTCTTCAAGATATACAAAAGCGTTAGCTCGTTCAATGGCACAAACAAAACAAGTTAAAGCTGTTAATCCTTTAATTCAAGGATTACCAACTACTGACAATTTCGATTCAGGTGACGGTGTTTCTTTATTTAACATAGCTCACCCAACAATTGCTGGTAGCTACAAAAACACTTTAACTACTCAAGCTGACTTAAACGAAACTTCTCTTGAGCAGTCTTTAATCGACATTGCTGCGATGACTGATGAGAGAGGTCTTAAGATCGCTGCTAAAGGAATGAAAATGATCATTCCAAGTGAATTACAATTCACAGCAGAGAGATTAATGAAGTCTGCACAAAGAGTTGGAACTGCTGATAATGATATCAATGCAATTGGTTCTATGGGAATGATTCCACAAGGTTATGTGGTTAACAACTTCCTAACAGACACTGATGCGTTCTACATCATTACAGACGTGCCAAATGGTATGAAGTACTTCGAAAGATCACCTATCTCTACTAAGATGGAAGGTGACTTCGATACTGGTAACATGAGATACAAAGCTAGAGAAAGATACTCATTTGGTGTATCTGACCCTAGAGGTATCTTCGGTGTTGAAGGTGCTTAATACTTTCGAGTGTTAATTATTTTGAAGGGGCCCTTGATGGGCCCCTTCTTTTTTGATAGAAAGAAAGACTTATGAAAAAGAAATATTTAATAAAAATCTTCACAAAATACGTTCAAACCAAATTTGAAATTGAAAGTGATAAAGACATAAATAATGCTGATGAGCTGAATCCTCATATCATTGACTTTCTAGGAAAATCTGATATAGATTGGGAACAAAATGATTTGCAATACAATAGTACTGCAAATGATTTTTATATAACCTATGAGGAGGTTTATAATGGCTCAGGACAACATGGTACTGTTCGCCAAGAAACTCAAACTCGAATCTAAATGGAACGAGTTGTTTCTTGAAAACAAGGGACAAATTACCGCTGAAATGTCTGTTATTGGTGATGAGATTAAAACAGTAATTAGATCAATCATCAGGCAACAAGAAGAGCAAGTCCACAGCAATCCTAGAGATGGTGAAATCCATCTTTATGCTGGTTAATTAGGACTTACATCGTTAAAAAAGACCTTTTTGCTGTAGGGATTTCTTGCACTCTTTAATAATTTAATATATAAATTTCATACTATACGAATTAAATCAGAACATAGACGTGTATAGTCGACGGCCTAGAGACTATGTTCGATAACTAGGAGGATATAATTATGGCAAATACTACATTTTCAGGACCGGTCAGATCAGAAGGTGGCTTTCAAATGGCTACTAAAAACTCTGTTACTGGTGCTGTAACAACAAGAATGAGTTCAGCTATGCCTGACCTAACAGGTTTGGTTTTAGCTGATACAGCAACAGGTGCAAATATTTCTATCGCTGATGGAATTATTGCAGTTGTAAACTACACTGGTGCAGCAGCATGTGCTGTGGCATTACCAGCAGCAACTAGAGGTGCAATTGCAGTTTACGTTCAAGCTAAAGATACAGCTGGCGGAACTAATACTTTAACTTTTAATGCAGCAGGTAC